GGTTACAGCTTGGCTATGCGTCCATATCTAGAGGAAACTCTTGAGTACATGGGTTGCACAATCTGTAAGACTAACCATGGTCCGTTTGTAGATTACACTACGAATACCATTGGTGAAGCTCGCTACAATGGCAAGTTTGACGGTCAACCAGCCGGTGACAGCAGTGCTGCTGCATGTAAAGCAATCATGTGGCAACGTGGTGCTGTAGCTGCGCTAAGTCTTCAAGGACTTAAGGTTGATACAGTGGATGATATTCGTCGTAACACGAACTTCACCGTTGCTTCAATGATGAAGGGTACTGGCGTTCTACGTCCAGAATGTGCTGTCGCAGTATGTGATACCACTGCTTCTGGAAGTGGCTCCGCTGCTGGAACTCGTCTTGAAACAGCACAAGCTTGGCAATTGGATGGATTGTTAGAGTATACTGAAGCGTAATTTTTGCTTTAATTAGCACTGATGCTTGGGTCCCCCTTCGGGGGGACTTAGGTTTTTTATAAGGAGATAACATGGGATATATCAAACAACTAGATGCAGTTAATCATATGCTACTAATGGCAGGTGAATCCACAGTATCTGAAACCCAACTAACTTCTGATCCAGATACAGATACAGAAGTAGCATTGCTACTCCTTGCACAATTTACAGATGATTACCTGATGAGAGGAACTGTAGGTAATAGGCGACTAAGAAAATTCGAACTAGATACTATAGGTCAAATCGAATTAGAGACAGATGTAATGTCTGCAGAACTAGTATCATATCACGATAATGATGATAACTATATGATACAGGCTAATGTAAGAGGAACATATGATGAGGATGGACCATATCTTTGGAACATAACTGATGCTACTGATCAGTGGGAAGCCGATAAAGAATATACTATAGAAACAATACACAGTCTTTCGTGGTTAGAGATTGATACTCCGTTCCAAAGAGCTATCATGTCAGCCGCAGCAAGACAATATCAAATTATTATGCAAGGGGATGCCGATGCTGATGCATATCTTGCTCAAGTAGAGGCTCTCTTCCAAGCTAAGGCTAAGGGAGCTAACACAGACGATAGGAGGAGGCACGTATTCTCACAAGTACCGAGAAAAAGTTACGATGCAATCATGAGAGAAGGATTAACTAATGATCCTTCAAGATTTAGATTCTGGAAATCATCACAAGGTTGAGGAGATAATTAACTATGGCTAAAAGGCTAGGTAGTAGAACATACTTCCCAATACGTATAGATATTCCTTCGCTTTCGGGTGGTGTAGGTAGATCTACTCCAGCTAAAAGAGTTCCTACTGAATCTGAAAACATAGATAATATGATAGTAACCCTAGAACACTCTGCCGAAAAGAGAAGAGGGGTAGAGCTATTAAAATGGAAGGATGATGCTGCTCTATTAGGTAGACTAGCAACTATATCTGATATACAGGATGATGACGATAGCCCCGAGAGAGATCTATGGTTTCATTGGTTCTTAGTGTCTTCAGTAGCTAAATATCTTATCATCGTAGATTACAAAGCTGATGTTGCCTCGACCCGACAACTTTTGTGGGTATATAAGATAGATGAAAATGGAGAACTAACTGAAGAAGTGTCTGAGATACTAGGTATAGAGGATGCTGGTGCAGAAATGCGTGACTATATAACAGAAGGTCATGAAACCTATACAGCTAAAGAAGCTCTTAGGGCTGTAGCTGTAGGCTCTTCATTGCTAATACTTAATACTAAAGTTAAGGCTGGTTTTACTAGTGTAGATAAAGATCACGAAGAAGCAGGATTGTTAAGAAATATGGATGGTACTGTAGGTACAGTTTCTGATACTAAAGGAATTGATCTTAATTATCTAACGGCTACTACAGTTGACAAGGACAACGATGCTGAAGTATGGACAGGATATACACAGTATATTGCTGGGGACCATGCATATGATCCTATAGATAGAAAGCACCCTAATTCAGACTATGATGACTATGATGGTACTAATCCTGATGGAGCTATTGAGCCTCATGACTATTTACGTAAGGGAATCTGGCGTGTTATAGATGATGCAGCAGATATTGTTGGTCCCGATGGCAGTGGACACACACCCCGTAGACCTTCAGCAGGTATACATCAAATGCATCTCAACATGTCTAATCCCCTTACGTCTCAACTTGCCTCAAGTCATTATAATAAAGAATCTTGGACAGGAGCATCTACCTCATCTAAGGCTACTTGTAGTGTAGTTATTTATGATGCTAATGATGATAAACCTGCCCTAAAGGACGGTCTGCTTAGGGAAACAGGTGATAATAATGATGCAATTGGAGTAGGCGGCAATGATTGGTTTACTTCTAGTTATACAACTGAGCATAATAAGAGACAAAGTGTGCCTTATTGGAAAACAAATAGAGCATATACTTTAGATGATTTTAATTCTGGCTTTATATTTACAAAGGTTAGAGTTTGGTATACAGAGGAAGTGAAGTATAGAATCGGGTCTGGGTTTGATCAAGTTGGATATAGAGTCTATCAAGTACCTGGTGATGAAGCTTATTATTTAGGGCATAAAATATGGGATCCTACTCGTTCTGGATCTACGACGGGTGGAGGTAACACTGAGTATGTAGCACCGGGGGATAGTACGGTCGACGAGTCAGCAGGCAATCCTCATGGATCACCACACCTTAATGGTGATATAGCTGGAGAAGAATATCCTTTCTATGATAACATGGACGACGTAGCAGCATCAGGCGAAAAGATATTTGTAAGAATTTACGTTGGTTATGAGGGAGGAGATGTACATAGGAATGTAAGTACAGTTCAAGATCTTGTAGAACATACATGTACAGCTTTTAACTGGTGGGCAGACCAAGAATTATTTCAGTTTACTTCTACTCCCAACGCATCTCTTAATGGGTGGGAGCAAGAACAAATCTATTATGCAAACCAATGGGATAGAGCCCGTAAGGATCCTCTACCTGACTTCTTCTTACTCGAGAATGGTGAGCCTGATGAAGAGCTAATGGATGAAGCAAGGGCAGCGTATAGGATCCTAGCACCGACTCAGGGGGATCCGGATCCTGTACCTGAAGAAGGATGGGCAAGGTATACAGATTATATTAAGGTATCCGATTACTTCTATCCTAATCCAGAGACTAGATTCTTAGGGCAAGCAATAGCTGCTCTTACAGATCTTAAGTTTCCACCTAATAGCGGGGACTTAACAGCTTTCAGTGGCGGTAACGATGTTGAATTAATGATTGAAACTTTGTATCCTGATGAGTGTGAACTGGATGAAAAGACAGGATTGCCAGTACCTGGCTCAGGTAGAGGTAAGTTCTATTACTTGAGCCAACAATATCTCGGACTAGCTGAAGGATACTTTAGAGTTAAAGATATAGAAGATCAGCCATACTTACATAAGGTAAGAACTCCAGAAGCCATGTCTCTTATTGATGGTCGGCGTATGCCTATGCAGTTAGTGTTAGATGAGGAGTATGGTTTTAGTACCGCGTTAAGACAACTAGGAGCTCCGCACGACCCAGACCTTCGTGCGGCAGATATATTTCCGTATAAGCTTAAGGCAAGTGACGCTGAAGACAATGACTACTTCGGAGCGTCCGTCGCAATCTCAAGCGACAACAGCACGTTTCCTAAGTCCCATTATGCGATTGTAGGGGCACCTAGCGTGGGTTACGGTGACGACGCAACCAGCCCTGGCAAAGCATACATCTACAAACTTGTAGGTAGTGAGTGGCAAGAAACCAAGCTCACGACAAGCGCTCCAGTTGGTGCCTTCTTCGGTGGCGAAGTTGACATATCAGCTAATGGCAAAACTGCCATTGTCGGGGCAAGAGGTGCCGGTGATGCCGGTGCATACATCTACAAACTTGTCGGGGGTGTCTGGAGTGAAGAGACCAAACTTACTCCATTTGATTACGACAGGAAAGCATTGTCCCCCCATGCTTCAAGTGATTTCGATCCCTCCGGTATCGGCGGAGGATTTGGCAAAAGCGTCGCCATCTCAAGTGACGGATCCACTGTCATTGTCGGGGCATGGAGTGACAATACCCGTGTCACTTACGGTGGCGCTGCGTACATCTTCCGTTTTGATGCAACAATCGGCATCAGTGGCGAGTGGGTGGAAGAAGCCAAACTCTTTCCATTTGAAAGTTGGTACGGCGACGGCTTTGGTTTAGGAGTTGAGTTTGACAAGAGTTCTTCCGGTGGCAATAAAGTATCTATCGGTAGTTCCTACGGTGGAAAATACGATACAAGCTCCGCCCAGATATGGATATTTAGCTTCGATGGCAGTGAGTGGACACAGGAAGCTAGGCTTGTTCATGATGAGGGCGCAGGTTCGTGGTCTTACGACTTCTACGGGTTGTTCGATGGTGTCAGCAGTAGCTATGGAGACCGTGCATTGGTCGGGGCATTCGGTGACGGTATACACACC